GCAAAACCTTGATAACAAACATCGTAAAAAGAATATACCGGGAAATAAAAAACGCAGAAGAACTGGAAAACCAAAGAAAAGAACTTGAAGAAAAAAGCGAGAAACGCAATAGAGAAGTAAAAGCGTCTGTGTGGCTCGTAGAATCCAAAGCAAGAAGTAACAAAGAATGGACCAAGATATATATAGACAAAAAGCACAAAAAAATAGCTGCACTTGCAGGGACAAGCACAACTATAGGGGTTATTTGTTTGATTTTGTTGAAATTTTATATTCATCAAGCACGGTCTTTTTCGCTTCGTTTAGCGCTTCTTGAAGGTAAAGTATTGTAGCCTCGTCGGTGGGAGAATCAAGAATTTCTTTCTTTATTTCTTCATAAAGACGGTTAATGGCTTCGAGAACTGTCATATAAGCTACCTCCTTTATTGGTTATTATGATAAAAAATTTTACCACAACAAGAAAGTATAAACAAGAGAACGCAGCGCTTTATTACATAGGCTTCAGAGATAAACTCCCTACATTTTGTATGGATTTTGAAGCAAGACCAGATGAATTTACATAGACAGAGAAGAAAAAGGAGAAGTATTGGAAATAAAAACAATGCAAAACATATTAGACACGACGATGCTTTTAATACTATGGATATCAGCATTTGCCGGACATAAAGTAATGAAAAAGATACAGCCGGAAATTGCAAGACTGTATCTCGGATATGCGATATTTATATGCATATTAGTCACGGGTTTCGCAGTAGCTTACCAATTTCGAGGTTGAGCTGCTCCAACAAAGGGCGTATCAATATCGCGACTCGAAAAAGATTGCAATATAGGAAATGCAACCATTAAAAAATGGGACGAGTCAGCGCCTAGAGTTGACACATTAAAAAGGTTGCCGACTACTTCGGAGTATCTATCGAATACTTCCTAGAGTAGTGTAACAGGAAAGGTGTCCGATAAAAAGGACTTTGAACCAGAAGAGGAGGTGAAGGTAATAATGAGAATAAAAATAATTTTTCACATAACAAGGATGGACGATGTTAGTGATGTTTTGAAGAAAGCAGAAGAATTAAAGAAAGAGCACCCCCATACAGAAATTAGTATAGAGGTTCTAGTATAGAAAGATTATTTCTTTCTGATTTCGATGGCTTTTAACCCAGTTGTAGAAATTGTGTAGCTTGTACTAGAACTATACAGGTAAATCTCTGAATGAATCCTAAAATGCTGAGATGCAATTTCATCGCCCGAATATGTTCTTATTCCGGATGAAGTAGGAATTTCGATTTTATCTATATTCGTGCACAAGTGATCATTTCCATCGAAATATGAAAAATAAACATCATACATATGTTTGCTCTCCTTTCTTTAATACTCGGACATGGCAGTGTCCTGTATTAACAGTATAGGAGATTTTAGGGGACAACGCAACACGTACAACCCGTAATACATAAACATAAACAGGAGGTGAAGAACGTGATTGTTGAAGAAATCCATATAAGAGGTGCAACAATCCGAGTGCATGACGACAGTTATGTAAACCGTACAAAAGAAGAGATCCAAAGCAGTATAGACGCATGCAGTCGGATTATCAGAGAAGCATTAATACGAAAAGAGAAAACCGCGTAAGCGGTAGAAAGGAAAGACAAGCATGGAAGAGATTAAATTACCGACAGTGCCGGAACTGTCACTGATCCCGATCGAGCGGAGAAATTTTCCGGAAGCGGATCACAAGCGGGAGAAACGAAAGATCCAGCGCAAAAGAAAAGAAAGAGACAATGCTGCAAGAGGACTGGTCACAGTAACAGTCGCCAGCATGATGTTAAACGCGGTGATGGCTGTGATTATTTACATCCTGCAGGCAGGACCGATTTGAAAGGAGGCGAACAAAGAAATGGACGAAGAAATAAAGAAAGACGCCGAAGAAGAAATGAACTGCATCTTGGATCTGCTCGAAGATTGGTGTCTGAAATACGATCAGGATTATGTAAATACGGTCGTACTTGTAAAAAATGATCAGATCACATCGTGGGGAAGCGTAGGCAACCAAGAAGACTTTGACGTTTACAGAACAAAAAAGCGCCCATAAGAGGCGGCAACCTCTAGGACGCATAGATAAACAACCAAGATTATTGTACGGGAAAGAAAGGAATTTGTAAAGATGATTAAATGCAGTAAAGGCAATGTGGAAATAAAAGGAAATTTAATATTATTAGAAGCAGAAACAGTCATGATATTAAGAGGAATAAGAAACATCCTCGAAGAAGAGTACGGAAAAAAACACGCAGAAAAGTCAATGCAAAAAATAGTTAAAACATCCACAATGACGCAAGAAGAAATAGAAGAGGAAATAAAAAAATCAGCACAAGAAATAGCGAGAGAAGCAGCGAAACACCTCATGAAATGAAAGAAGAAGTTATTTTGTGGATCATCCGCTGGGGAGATCCGTACGCATTAGAGTGCAAGACAATGACCAGATCGGAAGTCGAAGCGTATGCGCGCGAAAAGCAAAAAAAGCGCGGCGGTACATATGTAATCAATTAAAAAAAGCGCATCACAGCAACTGATGCGCTTAAAAGATGGCGTTCCCGCCTCTTGTTAGGACAAATATATTGTATCAAATAAGAGGCGGGAAGTCAAGCGATACACGCGGGGACTCCCGCTTTTAAACCTCGATAAAGATATTAAAGTTAGGACAGATAAAAGATGGCAACACGGAGAAAAACGTACAAATTACGGGGCGGAGACGTCTACGACGTAGAGGAATATCCAGACGGAAGATATGGAGCAAAAGGAAAGGCACGGCAAAAGAAAAAGAAACCGACGCCGGAACAGATGGCGGCAGTCAACCAAGCCAACCGAGCGAAGATATGCAGACGATTACTGATCGAATATTTTGATGCAGGAGACTACTTTGTAACATACACCTACAAAGTCGAGCAAAGACCGAAAGACATGACAGTGGCACTAAAAGACTTACAAAAAGCACTCCGAAAGCTCCGTCCGAAATATAAAAAGGCAAACACTCCGTTTTACTGGATCAGAAACATAGAGCGGGGCACAAAGGGTGCATGGCACATCCATCTAGTCATTAAAAAAACATCAGGGGCGGCAGAATGGATCGAAGATGCATGGGAACACGGAGCAATCTATATTACGCAGATCAAAAAAAGCCGGTTTTACGATGAGGATTTTACAAAACTGGCAAACTATATGACAAAAAACGAAAAAACAAGAGAAAAACGATCGGACGGAAGCAAAGGAAAACCGCGACTAAAAGAAGCAAGCTACAACCATGCGAAAAATATGCCGTTACCCGAACCGAAATCCCAAAAACTTGTACGCTGGCAAAAAGAAGTAAAACCCAAAAAAGGCTATTACATCGCAAACAGTTACGAGGGGATCAACCCGGCTACGGGGATGAGATACCGCAGATACACACTGATCAGAATCCACAGGAGGATTTAAAATGAAAACAGTAAATATCTACATAGAAACCACCATAAAATCCCCCATTGTAAAAGATGGGAAATACGCATCCGCCCTAGTATTTACTAGGTCAAACGGAGAAGAAGCATACCGGGTCATGAGTGGCGAAGAGTGCGAATCTACTTACAACAGATTGACGCTGATCGCAATCATAAAATCATTACAAAAATTAAAAGAGCAGTGTCATGTTGTAATTCACACTGATAACGCTTATATCAAAAATATTTCAGAACAAGGAGCGCCGGAGAAGTGGCGGCGATCCGAGTGGAAAAAAGCCACAGGCGCGGAAGTCCAAAATAAAGAATTATGGAAAATGTACCTTGAGGAAGCGGAGAAACACGAAACGGAATTTCGCTTTTGCGCCAGCAATGATTATCAGGGATTGCTAAGAGAAGAACTAACATAAGGAGGACACCATGAGAATTACAAAAGAAGCAAGATGCGCGAAAAACGCAAGGGAATACATCGGCAACCGCCCAAGACTCGTTGAAGGAAAGATATATACGTTGATTTTCCGGCAGCAGCTGGAAAGAAGCGAAAAACACACTGCCATCAAGAAACGGATGCGCTTTTTAAAAGCGTTTCCACACCACGCACTTTTTGAAAACCCTTACGGGATCAAAAGATCGTTTACTTGGTGGGAAGTGGAAAAATTACTGAAAGGAGAGCAGATATGATACAAGATATTGCAATCGAACAGTTAGACATACACCCGCAGAACGTGCGGAAGGTATACACCGACATTGACGAGCTGGCGGAAAGCGTAAAAGCTCGTGGCGTAATGCAAAATTTGACTGTAGTACCAAACCCGGACAAAAAAGACCACTATCTTGTAGTGATCGGAAACCGAAGACTGACGGCAGCGAGAAAAGCGGGATTGAAAACAATGCCCTGTTCCGTTGTGGAAATGACGGAAAAAGAGCAAATATCAACGATGTTGTTGGAAAACATGCAGCGCAGCGATCTATCAGTAAGCGAGCAAGCACAAGGATTCCAGCTCATGTTGGATTTGGGAGAAACAGAAACAACAATCGCGGAAAAGACCGGATTTAGCAGAAGTACAGTACGACATAGGTTAAATCTTGCAAAACTGGATCAAGAAACACTTACGAGGCGCGAAGAAAATAAGGACTTCCAACTCACATTAACGGACCTTTACGAGCTGGAGAAGGTACAAGACATCAAAAAAAGGAATGAAATCCTTAAGACTGCAGTATCGTCACGCGAAATCGCATGGAAAGCAAAACAGGCCGTGAAAGAAGAAAAAATAAAGAAAAACGCTCAAATAGTGTTTGAAATACTGGAAGAAAAAGGAGTAAAAGCCGCGCCGAAAAGAGCGAAAGAAGAAAGATGGACCGGAAAATGGAAAGAGATAACAAATATTGATCTATCACAGTGGGAGGATCAAACAAAAATCGATCTGCAAGACACAAAAGATCAGCTCTATTATTATCAATGCTACGATAGGATCTATGTAGTAAAAAAAGTAATACAAAAAGAGCGGGAAAAAACGGAACAGGAAAAGAAAACGGAGAAAATCAAGGAAAACGAAAGAAAAATAACGGAAATCCTGAAAAGGATGAGAAGGGAAAGGAACGATTTTATTAAAGAACTTGTGTCGGGAAAAATCACAATACCGAAAGAAGTTGATGTAAAAGAAACAGGCTGGAAGATCATGATAAACCGGATAACGGACGGCGGAAGCGTAGCACACATGAACGCGGTGTATGGATTTTACGGGATCGAAAACGCGTACGAAGCGAAAGAAGAGGAAAAAGAACGGATCGAAAAAGAATTTGCAGAAATAAGCCAAGAAAAGCAAATGCTGATCCTCTTGACCCGGACGGCAGAGCCGTACGAAGCAACTGACTATTACGGACACTACGAAAAAGGGATGAAATGCCTAAGAGACTTCTATAGATTACTTCAGCAGATGGGGTTCTCATTTCGATCACTGGAAGAACTAAAGATCCTAAACGGGACTCATGAGTTATACACACAGGAGACGGAAGATGAGCATTGACTATTCGGACATGGCTTTCCCGAAGCCGGGAAAGAAGAAAAAACGGAAAATCCACAAAAAAAGCATTTTAAACAGTCAAAAGGGCATCTGCTACTTATGCGCCCGGTTAAATGGTGACTATTCCGTAAAGCAGACGGAAGAGCATCATATCCTGTTCGGGGCAGGACAAAGAGCAATATCCGAAGAAAACGGGTTAAAAGTAGACCTATGCATTGAACATCACCGGACGGGGCAGCAGGCAGTACACAACAGCCGAGAAATGAGGGAGCTGCTCTGTAAAATCGCACAAACGGAATTTGAAAAGACCCACACCCGAAAAGAATGGGAACAGATCGCAAGGAAGAACTATCTTTAGTACCTCCGCCGTATGGCGATGATACATATAAAATGTCACGCGCAACCAGTAAATACAGGTTTCCCCGCCGTTTTATGCGGCGGGAGAAAGGAGAAAAACGTGAGGATTTTAAAAATTAAAACAAAAACAGGCATCAAGACCGTTTATAACGTGACTGATTGGGGATGGAGCGCCGAAACAGGCGACCTTTATTACAGATCCGGAAAAGAGCTGCATCACGAATACTGCATAAGCGCCGAAGAAATTATAGTATAAAAGGATAGAAAAAAGGATCAATCAAAAACCCGCTATAAACAGTAATTACTGTTTTAAAGTGGGATTCTGACATCTTGAAAAAAAGGATAAAAAAGAGGAAAAACAATGGCGAAAAGAAACGATTACATAACAGGACGGGAAGATGGGTTATTAATGGCACTCGAAATCGTCAAAAATGAGGGTGTCGAAGCGCTGGAAAAAGAAATCGAATTCAGGAATGTCACCGGAATCCGTACCGCCTTAGCAAAAAAAGACATTAACAGGGCGACAATCAAGATCAAAGAACAGACAGTAGACACAGTAACAATCCTTTCCGTGGCAACCTTACATGACGAGTTCGGCTTCGGAACACAAAGATGCGACCGATTTATTAAGAGGTTTAACAAAAAGGCGGAATGCATCATGGATGACATGGCAAGCTGGAACGATTATATAAAAACGATCAAAGAGGAACTAGGGATTGAGCTAGGAATCAGAGAGAACAAGTAAGGGGGCGAAGAGATGGGGAGATTTGAAATTGAGTTTGCACAATTTACCAAAGTTGTGGTGGACGCAGAAACCGAAGAAGAAGCAAAAGATTTAGCGGCGATAATGGACGGAGAAGAAATTGCAGAACACGACACACACGAATACAACATCTGGAACATACGGGAATTAATATAAATTTTTGATGAGGTAGAAGATGAACAGAGAAATACTTTTTAAAGCAAAGAGAAAAGATAATGGTGAATGGATACAAGGTTATTATTATCAAATATGGCAACAAGGCTATATTTTATGGGGAATGATAAACAATATGCCAGATATGGTTGAGGTTAATCCAGACACACTCTGCCAGTGCACAGGACTTACCGACGAGAGAGGTCAGAAGATTTGGGAGAATGATATATGCAATAGAAAAGAAAAATATCCTGAAATCGTGACATACAATAAAGGAGATTGGCAGTTAGATTACAGTTATGTATTTGGAAAAGAGATGCACACAGACGCTTGCAATCTTGGATTTTATGTATGTGAAAGGAACTGTGTTGAAGTAATCGGCAATATTTTTGATAATGCAGATTTGTTGGAGGTGGAGAGATAAATGAAAGCACCTAAAGAAATAGCAAGTAAAGCAGAAAGATATAAGGAGCTAAAAAAAGAAATAGATAAACTTTATGAAGAATTGGAAGAGTTTGCTAATGAAAATGGTTTTGAGGATTTTTGGATAGACGGTTTTGGGGTATCTCAAGAACCAAACGGAGAAGAACAAACAGATGGAGAATATTGTGACCAATGGATGCGCGGGGAAGATTCCGGAGATGGAATATATTACTATCCGATTGAAGGAAGTACGCAATATTTTTGGGTAGCATATTCATTTTGATTGGAGGTGAAGTGATGCTAAAACCAGCGCAATTATACAAAGAGGAATTAGAAAAACTTTTTTTGAGGACATGGTACGACCTTAAATATATGTTCTATAGCGGATGGACAGGGAGCGAACTACCAACAATTCCTGACAATAATTATGACGCTCATCATTTCGCATCAGTTGATAACAATGGAAATGTGATTGGGTACATATCTTATCGTATAAGTTGGATAACAATGAGTGCAGATAACTTCGGAATTATAAGTTTTGGAAATCATATAGAGTTCGCAAGAGATGTTTATAAAGTGATTTGTGATTTATTTGAAAAACACGGCATGAATAGAGTATCATGGAGTGCATTTGTCGAGAACCCAGCAGTTAAAGGATATAGAAATTTTATTAAAAAGCATGGCGGTAGAGAGTGTGCTTATCATAGACAGGTTGCAAAACTACTGGATGGAAAGTTGCATGACGATGTGGAATTCGAGATTTTAGCATGTGAATTTAAGAAATAGTTTGTTGGAGGTGGAGCAATGAAATATAAATGCAAGAAGTCTTTTTGCGTAGATAGATACGACGAAGATGGATTTCTAATCGAAAATAGTTCGATTGTAATCGACGAAGGAAAAGCTTATGAATTAGATGAAAGCGGTCACATGATGATTGGCGGTCAAGACCATGTTCATATTGATGCTGTAGATTATGGTTCGTGGCTGGAAATAACCAAAAAGCATTTTGAAGAATACTTTGAACTGTTGAAGGTGGAGTGATGGAAGATGTAGAAGTTGTAGTTA